ACGAAGTTGTCCGAGTACTTCTCGTTCACCTGCTGTGTACGTGTAAGCATATAACTTGCTTCCACGACCACACTCACACACGCCCCATAATGGGTTGGCAATGCGCAACGAGGTAAGCCCAAGTTGCTGTTCGGGTGTGAGTTGTTGGTACCACTCATGGGTGCTAACCTCTGAGTAATACGCGGATAAAGTGCCTTGCCCTATATCAGGGGGTACCTGTGTGTTAGGCATGGCTTACTTCTTTCCGTTCATCTCACGTATATAGCGTGTGAGTTTTGCATTGTGGATAGCCGTAGTGATTACCAGCGTGGAACTAAGCGTTAGTGCTATCACTATCGCTATGCTGTCTGTTACCTCGATATACATGCGTTTTCCTCTCGTTAGATGAAGAAACTCTCCCGAGTGAAGGAGAGGGAAATGAAAGTAACCCTGTTACACACTCGAGAGAGGTATCTTGGTGGCTTCCTTGACCACCAAAAACAACTATACCACAGCCCAAAATTGGCTTCAAAAAGCCCCATAGAAAGAAAGAAACCTGTATGTATGTAAGGAAATTGGGATAAGGATTTGGTTCACAAACGAGTTGTAGGTACGTAGTGCGTGCGTGTAACAGCGAGGTATGTAGTGTGCGTGCGTGCGAGATTACGCCTGTATGTACGTACGTAACAGCAAGATATGTAGCACGTGTGCGCTCTGGCGTATCCGTGAAAATCGGGCATTTCGGGCATACGCTTGGCAGTTGTCGAGATAATCACCAACACAAACCACCGAATAACCTCGAACATCTGTTCGAAATAGACACCAATTCACGCTCAGTTTGGTGGGGTATTTGACCTTCCCTTGATTATTCGATAGGCTTATCTCAATGCTGAAAGCCAGCAGAAAAAACACAACACGAAAGAAGGACAAAAATGAACAAGCAAGAGATAAACGAAATGCTAAGCGCGTGGAACTTCACAAGCGAAGCAAAGAAATCAGTAGCAAATCGCCTTGAGTCTGCATTAACTAAAACAGGCTCAGCATCTTCACGCTTGAACATGGCTTCAGCAAGTATCGCCAAACTTGCCGAAACTTTAGACGAGGACACCACCGAGCAAGCAGAAGCGCACACCATGAGCGCGTTTCTTAAGTTTTGCTCACTCGTTGCAGTTGATAACAAGAAGCCAGCCACGCAGAAAAACAAGCGTGAGAATTGGCACGACGCAGACAGCGCAGAAGCGCAGGAAATCCTCGCAAGTAAATCCCCAAAGAAAACACGCAAGACCGACAGCGTGAAAATTGAAGGCTTGGATAACAGCGCAATAATCGCTCAACTGTTGCAAGCACTAAGCGCGAGCAGATAACCAGCCAACACAAACTCAGCCCCGTATGCGTGCGAACGTGTACGGGGTTGTTTAATGCCCGAAAAAAATCGCCTCGCGCCTTCGGCGCTCGGGGATAAGGCGCTATCGCGCCTTTTTCGGCGCACATAAGGTGTCGCTAAAGCGACCCCAGTGCTTTAAATCCGCCACGGCGGATGTATACACTATCAGTTCTAATTTTTTTCACATCATATGAAGCCAGTATTTTATACTACTTTCAAACATAGTGCGTTCGGTTTACCCTAGTTGAACGGGTTAGTATATATGTAACCGTAAACGAGCGTGAAGTAAATAGCGAGTTTCTCGGAGCGCTTATTGCGCTCCTCGTTTAGGGGGTAGTGAGGCGCCTAGAGGCGCCGAACGAAGGGGGATCTTTATGGAGGTTATATATGGGGTTTAAAGCGGGTGGAGAACACCACAGCGTTATAGCACTCCGTGAGGCCAAGGCCAAGGTTATTGACTATGCTAGGCAAGGTCTATCCATTCAAGATGCTATTGTCAGGGCTGGTCGCAAACCAGATGTCCTGAAGGACTGGAAGAAAGACTCTAAGTTCATGGCTGAACTTGAGCGAGCAAAGGATGAGGGCCAGAAGGCTATCTCCATTGTCTCAGGTGATGCTAAGTTTAAGATAGGCTTTGAAGAGTTCTCTAGGGAGTTCTTAGATAGCCCAATCTTTCCACATCATCAGAACTGGATTGACATCCTTGAAGGTAGGACACCTTCTTGGCTGCATGATGCTATGGTCTATGAGCCAGCCTCATCTAAGAGACTTCTAATCAATGTGCCACCTGAGCACGCTAAGTCTACAGTCATCACAGTCAACTACTGTGTATATCGGATTGCGATGAATCCGAATGTTAAAATTACTATTGTCTCTAAAACCCAAGAACGTGCTAAAGAGTACTTGTACTCTATAAAGCAAAGACTTAACCATGAACGCTGGTCTAAGATGCAAGCCATCTATGGAAGCGCTGGCGGTTGGAAAGAGGACTCAGATTCTTGGAAGGCTGATAGAATCTATATAGCCCGTGACTCCACCGAAAAGGATCCTACTGTACAGGCTCTAGGTATTGGTGGTCAAATCACTGGTGCTCGTTCTGATCTGATTATCCTTGATGACGTTGTGACTACTACCAACGCTCATGAATGGGAGAAGCAACTACTCTGGCTACAACGAGAAGTTATTACTCGTCTTGGTGATGCTGGTAAGTTACTTATTGTAGGAACTCGAATTGCAGCAAATGATCTCTACCGAGAGATAAGAAACCCTGAGCATTGGTCTAGTGGTAAAACTCCTTTTACCTATATGAACATGCCAGCAGTACTTGAATTTGAAGATGACCCTGAAGACTGGGTTACATTATGGCCTAAGTCCCATATACCATGGGAAGGCTCTGAGGAAGAGGTTCAACCTGATGAAGATGGGTTATACCCGAAATGGAACGGCCCCGCTTTATTTAGGCGCCGAAGTGAAGTTTCAGCCTCTGCCTGGGCTTTGGTTTATCAGCAGCAAGACATACAAGAAGACTCTATTTTTCCACCTGGATGCGTCCAAGGCTCCATCAACGGGATGCGCAAACGCGGACCAATAAGACCAGGAATACCAGGACATCCTAAAGAACCAGGTTCTTACTATACCATAATGGGATTAGACCCAGCAATGAGTGGAAGAACTGCAGCAGTAGTTATGACTGTAGATCGCATGACGCGTAAACGTTATATACTAGATGTTGAGAATATGAAAGATCCAACACCTGCAAAGATACAAGAGTTAATTGAGGACTGGTGTACTAAGTACAATCCTCAAGAACTAAGAATTGAGACTAATGCGCATCAGAAGGCTTACGCCTTAGACGCAGATCTAAATTCATACCTAGCCTCTCGAGGCATTAGATTCTCAAGTCAATTCACAGGTAAGAACAAGTGGGACACATCTTTTGGTGTAGCCGCGATGTCAGGTTTATTTGGCACTATGCGAAATAATCTACATCAAGATAACAACCTGATAGAACTTCCTTCCCAGGAAGGCTCTGAAGGTATCAAGGCTTTAATACAGCAATTGATTACTTGGAAACCTGATACTCGTGGTCCTACTGACTGCGTTATGGCTTTATGGTTCTGTGAACTAAGAGCACGTGAAATAGTTAATAATGGAAATATAAATCAGACCCACATTAAAAATAGATGGGCAACTCGAAAGCAACTCGATACTCGATTTACTGTGAATGTAAACGACTACGAGATGTCCAGTTACGAATAGGAAACTAATGGCAGTTAATATTGAGACTATTGCGCAACGCGTCGATAATCTAAAACTACGATACTCTTCAAGAGATGCTCGTATGGCAGATATCCTTGCTGTTCGCAAAGGTAAGATGACCGAAGTATTTCCTGACTTGTTCCCAGAGGGAATGAACTCAGCGATGGTTGCTAACTTTGTTGATGTTGCAGCCCGTGACCTTGCAGAGGTACTTGCTCCGCTTCCTTCATTTAACTGCTCTACAACTAACACAGTATCAGATCGTGCTAGAACATTCGCTGATAAGCGTGGCATGATTGCTAACAACTATGTTTATCATTCACGTTTACAGTCACAAATGTACTGGGGTGCTGACTGGTACTTTACTTATGGTTTCCTACCTATCCATATTGAATTAGATTTTGAATCACAACTTCCTCGTATTAGAGTAGAAGATCCAATTGGTGCTTATCCTGAATTTGATAGGTTTGGTCGTTGCGTAGCATACGCTAAACGATACATGAAAACACTTGGGGAATTAGCAAACGAATACCCTGAGTATGCTGGTGCAATACTTGGACAACTTGGATATAATCAAAACACTAACGCTATTGTAGAACTTATCCGTTATACAGATAAAAACAATATCGTTCTTTATGTACCTAGCCGTGGTAACTTAATACTAAATGAAGCAAAGAACCCTATGGGTAAAATGCTTGTTTACGTTGCTCGTAAACCTGGTATAGATGAAGAACCTCGTGGACAGTTTGACGATGTTTTATATGTACAATTAGCAAGAGCACGTTTTGCCAACCTTGCTATGGAAGCAGCAGAGAAGGCTATTCAAGCACCTCTAGTTGTTCCTACTGATGTTATAGATTTGCCTATGGGTCCTGATGCGATTATTCGCACATCCCAACCGCAAGGCGTAGGTCGAGTACAACTCGATATACCTAATGCTGCCTTCCAAGAACAAGCCGCGCTTCAATCTGAAATGCGTCTTGGTGCTCGTTATCCTGAAGGTAGATCTGGAACAATTGATGCAAGTGTTATCACTGGTCAAGGTGTTCAAGCGCTTCTAGGAGCCTTTGATTCTCAAATCAAGGCTGGGCAAACCATTCTCGCTGAAATTTTTGAGGAAGTCATTAAGGCTTGCTTTGAAGTTGACGAGATGGTGTTTAATACAGAGAAATCAGTTAGAGGTATAGCACAGGGTACTCCGTACGAGTTAAAGTACACACCAAGCAAAGACATCAAGGGCGACTCTTCAATTGAAGTACGCTATGGATTGATGGCTGGTCTTGACCCATCACGCGCTCTAATTTTCTCTTTACAAGCATTAGGTGCTGAATTAGTATCTAAAGATTTCATTCGCAGAGAACTTCCTTGGTCCGTTAACGTTACTATGGAAGAACAGAAAATTGAAATTGAAAAAATGCGTGCTAACTTGACTACTGCCATTACAGCAACTGCGCAAGCAATTCCTGCTATGGCTGCTCAAGGACAAGATCCATCACCAATGATTAAAAACATTGCTGATGTTATTTCACGTACACGCAATGGGGAAAGCATAGAGAATGCTGCGCTAGCCGTATTTACTCCTCCTGCACCTAATCCGCAGGAGCAAGCAATGGCACAGGCGCAGTCTGGAATGGTTCCACCAGGTTCACAAGCCCCAGTTGAGCAGGCTCCCCTGTCCCCAGCCCCTCCTGGATCCGCTTCTGGTGGAACCCCTCAACAAGGCGCACCAGATTTAATGACAATTTTGGCAGGTTTACAAGGACAAGCATAACTAAGTAGGGGACAATGACTGCAATAGTTGGTATTCAAGGTAAAGGTTGGGCTGTATTAGGTGCAGACTCAATGACTACCTATACAGATAGACCCTATATAGCAAAAGGGTGCGACAAGATAGTTAAAGTTGGTGAGTATTTAGTAGCAGTTGCAGGTGATGCAACCGCTGGAGATGTACTTTACAATGTATGGCAACCACCTAAAGTAATTAAAACACAAGATTCAGATCGCTTTATGATGATTAGAGTACTTCCATCTATAAGACAAGTTCTTACAGAGGCAGGTTATGACCCTAATCCAAAGAATAAGAGTGATGATGATGCTGGATGGGATGCATTAATCTGTTTTAATGGCAAGATATACCAAGTTACTGATGACTTTGGGTATATGCGTGATGATAAAGGTTTATATGGCATAGGTTCTGGTGGATCTTTAGCCCTTGGTGCATTAGCATCAATGGATACTGAGACAAAGACACATGCTAAAGCGGCAAGTGCCGCTAAAAAATCAATTAACATTGCAATTCAGTACAATATATGGTGCGGTGGACCCGTAAACATTAAAACTCAATTTACTAAGTAGGAGATATTATGACAAACAAAGAAAAAGTAAGCGGTGTTGGAGCACGTTCAAGCCGTACTGACCAAAATATCTCTGAAAGAGTTGCAAAAGTTCAAAGAGAAGCAAAGATTCAGAATGCTACTGGCGGAACTTATAGCCAAGCAACTCAATTACAAAATTTAGCATCAGGTGCATCTACTGAAATGCCTTCTTCTGTTATATCACCTGCTCGGACAAATACAATTGCTACCAATGTAGACACATCATTTTTAAATACTGTTAATCCAAACCCAGTTACTATAACTGATGGTGCTCCTGGAAATACAGCAGGACGTCAACCTGAAGATTTACCTGCTCCAGTTGATGCTCCTGACAATAATGCTCTTATTGCTCGTGCTATGTTCATGATGGATCCAACACCTCAGAATCGCAGACTCCTGGAGTCATTTCAACAAGAAGGTCGTTAATGGTTGATCCATTAGTAAAGAATTGGAATAAGCAAAAGTATACAAGTCTATTTGATATAGATGTTGCGTCAAGCAACTTACCAAACCTTGTAGATCAAAAACTTGCAGGTCTTGATCCTGTTTCAATACAGAACTTTAATTCGCTTGTCAAAATGTTTCCTAATCAAAGCAAAGATTACTTAATCAGTGCTGCTAAGATTGGACTTAATTCTTCTACTAAAGGTATTGAAAAACTATCAGCCAATGATGGTATTGCTCAACTAAAACAAGATTTAATTAATGTTGATAATATCAAGAGTGAGGCTGACAAGGACAACGGTTTTAGAGAGAGTATATATTCCGTTTTAAAGGGTACATCTCGTGTAGCATTTGCTACATTGCAAGCACCATATCAATATTTAACTAACGTAGGTAGAAGCCTATATGCTAAAGGCAAAGGCGAAATCGGTACAAGTGAGTTAATTCAAAATATTGCGTTACCTCAAATTGCTGGAGAAGAAACAAATTTAGGACAACTTCTACGTGCAACTGGCGGAGCAATTACAGGTAAAGGACCAATTGATACTGGTTCAGGTTTCTTTATTAATCCTGAAAGTAAAGTAGGCGCTGCACAGGCTAAGGCTATGTCCTCTTATGGACGCATAAATGGTAAATCATTTACCTTAGGTCGTTCTACTATGAACTCTTTAGGTGCTGATCCAAATGGTACACCATATAGAGTAATATCTGGAATCATTGATGCTACTCTTGCAGTAGGTACTGATCCTTCTCTATGGGCTGGTCCTGGTGCTATTACTAAAGTTATTTCTGGCGGAAAAGAACTTCAGAAAGCAAAGGGTGCTGCTCAAGCAGTACTTGATGAAGCAGACGCTATTAGAATTCAAGATATAAAAAATCTTACAAAAGAAGAAAAAGTATTAATTAAACAACGTGTTGGCGAAGAAAAGAAAATAAAGCGCCGTATAGATAATACTTATATGAAGGCTGAAAGAGATCTAACAAAGATTTCTCAGTCTAAGAGTAATGCTGTAGTTAAAAAACTAGAGAAAGCATTAACCTTTGGTATTGGACGTGGGGAAAAAGTAGCAGGAGATCCTGATACAGTAGCCGCAATTGCTGATGGAAGCATTGGCGACTTTGTAATTAAAAGTATTGCTGAGAAAAAGCCAGAAGGTGTAATTGATTCTATTGCCCAATTAGAGGCAGATTATATCAATACTGGTAAAACATTTACTGGTTTATATCTAGAAGAACTACCTGAGGCTGGTAAGTTACAATTCGGTGCATTTGACAATGGTGAATATATCGTTACTGCTTCTGCAAAAGAACCTTTAGAAGTCTATGATATTTCACGTACATACAAGGGTGTTTCAAATGAGGAACGTGCTCTTGAATTAGAACGTCGTTCTAACTTCTGGAATGACTTACAATTAAACTTCCAATTAAATATTTCTGATGAATTAAGATCTGCTCTAACTAAGTATATCCAAAAAGGTGCTGATGGTAAGAATGCTATTCAAGCATCTATAGATGATATTGCTTTTGATGGTGGAGTAGAAAATGTTGCTACATTAATTGCTAGAGCCGTAGGAAGTAAGAACGAAGAGTTAATAAGTCTTGTAGAAGATGCTGTTAAACTTCAATGGACTGCTGATGCTTATAGCAATATCCGTGCTATCAATGGTGGTATGGGTGGAGTTGTAGTTGTTAATGGTGCTAAAG